GCGCTGAACAAGGATTTTTTCGTCCGCCGCCTGCCCGCGCTGCTGGCGGCGGCCAGGCCGGCGACCGCGGCACCCACGTCGCTGCCGGAAGCCGAAGCGCAACAGCAGGATGGGACGACCTCGTCCAGTACCTCGTCGCCCGAGGCCACAGCCGACGCGACGTCCTGACGTACACGCTGGCCCAGCTCCGGGCCTACACCGCTGCCGCTGCTCGGGATGACCGGCAGCGGCAGGTTGACCTGGCAATCGCCGTACGGATGGCAATGGGCGCCGATGCTGGCGCCTGGGCCACCTTCCTGAAACAGGAACCTGCCTGATGGCCGAACCCACAGCCAATTTGCGCGTGCGCATTGGCGCCGACTTCAACGACATCAAGCAGAGCCTGGTGCTGCTGCGCAAGGACCTCAACGAGGTCCGCAATACGGCCGGCCGGCCGCTGCCGACCAACAACGCGATCAACCAGCTGGGCGTCTCGGCCGGCCAAACCGCGCAGGCCATGCGGCAGCTGCCGGCGCAGTTCACCGACGTGTTCACCAGCCTGCAGGGCGGCATGCCCTGGTTCACGGTGCTGGTCCAGCAGGGTGGTCAGATCAAGGACAGCTTCGGCGGCGTTGGGCCGGCGCTGCGCGGTGTTGGCCAGGGCATCGCCGGGCTGATGACGCCCACGGCGGCATACGCCGCAATCGTCGGCGTGCTGGCTTACGCCTGGTACGACGCTGCGCGCAGCTCGGAGGCATACACCAAGTCCTTGGTGCTATCGCGCAACGAGGCGGCCGCAACCAGCGCAGTGCTGGTAGACCTGGCAGCCCGCACCTCGAGCGCGCAGAACGTCAGCGTGGGCACCGCCCAAGCGGCAGCTGTAGCCATCGGGCAGAGCGGGCAGATTGCACGCGAGAACTTCGAAGCTGTGGCGCAGGCTGCAGTGGCCATGAAGGAAATCAACGGCCAGGCCATCGATGACACCGTGGCGGCGTACGCGAAGCTGGCCGGCGACCCGGTGAAGTACTCACAGGAGCTGAATAAGCAGGTCAATTTCCTGACGGTCGAAATCTACGACCAGATTCGAGCGCTGCAGGAGCAGGGGCGAAACCAAGAGGCAGCCACGGTCGCTACGCGCGCGGCGTCAGAAGCGACGACCGAAGCACTGGCGAAGGTTCGCAGCAGCCAGAACTGGGTGTCCAAGGGGTTTGACGACCTCTGGGCGTCAGCGAGCAGAGCCTGGGATGCCATGAAGGGGGCAGTGGGCATGGCGCCCGCAGCCCAAGAGATGCAGAAGCTGCTGCAGGACAACCAGCGCGACGTCGCCATCATGAACAAGGGCGTTGCCGATGGCATGGGCTACGCCTGGGTCTACCAGTACGAGAGCGCCATCAAGTCACGATCGGCCCGGATCAGGGAGATCGCCGCGCAGCAGCAGAAGGAAGCCAAGGACGCCCAGGTCACCGCGGCGCAGTCCACGTCGCAGGAAGTGGCGCAGGAGCTTGATGCCATCATCGACGCACAGGCGACCAAGGAAGAGAAGAAGCGCCGTGAAGTCGCTCGGGTACAGGTAGCCACCCAGGAGGCCATCGAGAAGGCGAAGGCCGCCGGCCTCACCAAGGTGGTGACGGAGCTGGAAGAGCGGCGGCAGAAGGCCATCACGGCGATTCAGGAAAAGTACGCCAAGAAGAAGACGGGCGGGACCGGGTCGGCGACGAGGGGCGCCGGCCTGCAGGCGTTCAAGGATGACCTGGTGGAAGAGCAGGCGGAGATTGCCGCCAGCACCCAGACGCTGCGTGCGCAGTACGCTGCTCGCGAGCTCACTGCTGAGCAGTACTACGGCAACATGCGGGAGCTGCTCACCCGGGGTGCCGCGGCGGAAGCCAAGGCGTTGCAGGGCCAGATCGACTACCTGCAGCAGCAGACCGTCGCGGGCAAGGACGCGATCGGCGTCGGGCGGCAGATCGGCGAGCTGGAGGCGCGGTTGGCCAAGGTCAGGACCGAGGGGGCTGCCAAGCTGGAGGTCCTGGCCAGTGAGGAACGGGCTGCCGCCGCCAGCAGGGCCAATGCGATTGCTTCCTACGCCAATGCCCTGGACGCCAGCAACGACGCACTGGAGCGCCAGATGCGCGCGATGGTTGCCAAGGTTGGAATGGGCGATCGGGAATACGAAGTCCAGCAGCGCATCAACGATGCCTACGCCGACCAGGCCGACAAGCTACGCGAGCTGCAGCTGCAGCTCAACGCCAAGCAGATCGACCAGGGCATGTTCGACTCCGAGAAGGCGGTGCTGCTGGAGAAGACTGGCGACCGCATCGAGGCC